GTATCCGTTGCCTCTCCGCAAAGGGGAGGTCAGGTCGCTTTGTATCAAAGTAGTCAAATCCATGGAACTCCAAACTCTTGGGATCCATCTTGAAGGCACTCGTGAGATCCTCAAAATTCATACCAGGTGCGTAACATTCACCATCTAACCACTCCGTGTCCCCCAACTTCTCTGTGAGGTGCTCAACACCTTTCACAATTTTACCAGTCCTTGAAAAGCACCCACTCTTTGATACAAGGAGACGCACACCATCCAGCTTTGGTTGAACATAAAAAGGTTCGGAGATGTACTTTTCTCGGTCTTCCCACTTATTGGCCAACATTGGAAGGATTTGGGTCACTTTTGTGTTTTCATTGTTCCACATAGTTTTGGCGCGAGCTAAAGCTTTCTCGTAACCAGTCTTCACATGAGTTCTGGACTCAATTACCTTTTCACTTCCAACCATACCAGTGGTCTTCACAATATCAGCAGTTCCATCCCCAAGGTCTTCCACTCTAATATCAGTGAATCGTTTGCGACCATTTTTGTCTTCTCGGATAAGGCGTTCCATTATACTTTTAATTAATTTCTCAACTTTAAATAGATGTCTTCACTGCCAGTTGTAAATTATGGTAGAATGGAACGACTTAGGCCTCCAGAGCGCACAAGTGTACCTATGAACGCGAATACTTTTGCTATTGGGTTTATAATATTGTGTATACTTGGTCTTTACAAACGCTACATTACTGTTAGTCAATCGCGTGAGCAATCTTATACTTTAGACACTTTGATGCCGACAAAAAGAGGTCTTTCTTCATCAGTTTCTTAAACTTCTTCTCGGGGATCTCAGTCTTAGTCATATACATGTTCTTGAGGGATGCCATAAACTTGTCACAACTCTTCATCTCATTTTTGAGATCTTGATACTTGCCCCAAAAGTCTGTACTCAATTGGTGAATCAAAAGGTACGCATTTTCACCCATGCGTCGTTCTGATCCACCCAAAAACATGAAAGTAGCCGCAGAGCAACAGGCACCTTGGGCAATCGTCACAACCTTAACGCGAGACTTTTCAAGAACATTCTTTAGAGTGAATCCTGAAAACATGTCACCACCCTCACTCATAATGTGAATACGAATCTCTGGTTCGTAGCCAATGAGATCTGCCTTTTGCTTGAGAAGGTGGATTTCCAACTTTCGGAAGCTCTCAACAAACTCAAGGGTGTTTTCTGGGGTAATCTCGCCATAGAAGTGGATTTCATTCCCGATAGTCTTGGTAACCTCGGGTTCTTCTTCTTCGCCGAGAACCTTTGGACCTTTATTTTCCAAAGCTCCACCCAAAATTGTTTCAAAGATCTTCTCAACTTCTTTCTGCGATGGCATTTTTCAATGCTTTCTTTACTCTGGTTACATCTCTCTGTTTTAACTTACTTCCAACCGCGAGATGATTCATGACATCAAAGTCTTGTGGGGTTAAACCATATTCTAACATTGGTTCTATATCACCGTTTTCGGCGTATTTCTTGAGTAAACAAAGATCTTCTATTCCTAATTGGTGACCACACCGTCTTTGTATATCCCTAAACTTCTGTGATCTCATTTTGTAATTACCATATTTTGTCCAACAACTCCCAGGTCTAATCTTGTCCTTTACAAGTGGTGTACCAATACACAACTTTGGTATTGCGAGAGCATTCAATACAAAATGAGGCATGAGATTCCAATCACCCGTTGAATACATGTGGTCGTCGTATATATCGGCATCTGAAAACGCACGCGACGCTCTATCGTATTTGATACCTCTTGAATCCAAGTAATTTTCCTGAAATATATCCCATACATGTCCATGTTCGTGGATTTTATCTGGAATTTTTGTAAAGTTTGGATCTGTAAGGACATCCGCTATAAACTCTTTGGGTGTTTTGAATATATCCTTTTGGTCATAATCATCCAGATATGAAAAGAAGTCTCTAATGTTACCATTACACATAACAGCTGCATTTTCAACCTTCTTTGAACGATCTTCTGTGAGAGTCAGAATCTTATCTGGTTTATGCTTTGGTATAAATATTGTCTCAAAATTTGGAAACATACACATATTTAGTGATGTAACCACGAGAGATCCCCGTGTCAATTTTCTATTACCATCCGAAACACTCTCTACAAGACTTTTAAACTCCTGGTTGTAATCCTCAATGAATGCGTGCTTCGCAGCACCTTTTATAAAAGTGAGAAAAGGAGATTTACTCTTTAGGTGTTCACTGTGAATTTCAACACTGTTTGATTCATTTAGAACCGCATTTAATACATATGTCTTCCCAACTCCCGAAGCACCACATATGAAGACATTCTTTCGCTCACGAATGTACTTTTTCAATAGATCAATCTGTTTTGTATGAATCGTGTCAACAGGGGGATCCTTTTTTTGTTCGATTATTTTAATGAAGGAATCCATTGATGATCTTACTAATCAAGCCATAGATTTGGTGCTTGAAAATGACGCACTACAAGAACGTATCGTAAAACCTTTAAGAAGGAAAATTTTACCATATGCTGTGTGTGCTGGTTTAACTAACATGATTATGCTTATTCTGTTGGTGTACCTTGCTCAACGTCTGGCTCGTCTTCAGGCTCTTCAGAAACCACCGATGTGAGTTCTTCCTCTTGATCTAATTCAGACTGCATCTCTTCAAGGATCTTTACTTTTGCTTCATATTCTTCCCTCCCCTTCACGAGTTCTCCGATCCTGGAGAGTGGTCCACCCTTTGTTGTTTCGGATATGACACTTGAACCTGTGGATGATCTTAAATTTGTGAAACCTGGTAGTTTCAACTTGGGAATTGCTCGGACATTAAGAATTTCAGGCTTCGTGAACATATTGTCAAGTGGGTATTCCTTTTCAAACTCTGCAAGGATAGTTGATGGAACAGTGGGTGATTGTTCAATGAGGCGGTCATATTCATTCTTACATCTGGTAACATATTCCAGACCATCTGTACTACGCTCTTCACGAGCGAGAGCTAATTCTAATCTAATATTTCTGGAAAGAAGACCAAAAGAGAGCGCAGCCGCCTTGTGATTTTCCATCAATTCATTGATCTTCAAGAACTGCATAATGGTTGCGACGAGACCCGCGATAAGGTTAAGACCACCAATTACAGATGGCACCATACCACGGAGGTTCTCAGGAAACTGTTCTTGAGCAAAGTTCGCAGTACCTGTGATTGTTGAAAGTACAATGACGGGCAAGGTAAAACGCATACTTAATCCCTTGTACAACAGGAACGCTCGGTGATGCATGTACCTGTAACACCCCGAAGCCTCACCCCATTGACGGAGTATGGATTCGTGTTGATCATTCCAACTATCACGACGATGTTCAAGTGCCTGTTGCTTGATCATTTGGTCGTCAAAATTTTCTTGGTTCATTTTATAATAGATGAACATAATATTCTGGATTCATCTTGTATTTCTCATAGGTATTCTGGTGGTTCCATTTACAAATGATCGCAGAAACCTTGAATTTTATTCTATACTTATTCCATTTTTGTTCTATCATTGGTCGGTCAATGATGATACATGTGCTTTGACACAAGCCGAAATGTATGTGACAGGGCAACAGAAGGAAGAAACCTTTATGCATCGGGTGGTTTCTCCAATCTACAAGATGGAAGACAATGACATAAATAATCTTACAAAGACGATATTCTTTTTCCTGTGGGCTTTGGTCCAGTATCGCCTTGGGCGCTTTGATATGTTCATTGATGACCTAAGAACAATCATGTCTGGTAAAACTCCAAAGTAAGATGTCTCATTGGAGAGAAGAAGAATTAGAGAGACTCAAGAAAGAGTACGCCTTCTACAAGGAAACTGATAGTCTAAGATCTCAAACTTTAAAATGGATCATAGACTATCACGAACGCATGCTCGGTATAAAGTTTTGGGGCGAAGATCTTATAAATCAAAATGGGGACCATCCAAGACATCAAAATACAAATTCAAGCACATGAGCGTGCGAAGGAGTTTCATCATGAAAAATATTTGAACAATCTTCAGATTATTGATGATAAAATTGATAGAATTGAAAAACAAATGGAGAAAACAAAATCTCATGTGAAGCGGGATCTTCTCAATCGCCATATTGACTGGTATGAAGAAGAGATTGTCAAAATGGATGAGGCTATTGAAGTTATAACACGAAAATATGACTCGGAAATTGAGAGACTCACTAAGCTCATAGAATCTATCAAGGAACGAGCTGAAAAGGAAAAGAAGTCTTTTGAGTACAACATTGAAAAAATTAGAGATTGTTGTAAGAATCGCAGTGCTTCTACAATGTTTGAAGCTTTGGAGTCGGTGGCAAATGCATTAGAAATTATTAGAGCCGAGGCCCGTCAAACTTAAATCGGTCAAAGAAATGTACCGATATTCTAAAATTATGATAAAGTATCATACAAAGTGCGTCGGCAATGTCGTGCTTTCTCTCATAGGGAATATCTTCATTTAAATATTTATTTGCTATTTCTATTGTTCTCTCTTTCCGCTGATCGTAGTTTAGATGCCTCATACCAAAATGTGTATGCATGCTCACAGGTGAAACCAAAATAACTTTATCTTTGAACATGTAATGTAAGAGTACTTCAATATTTGTGAAACCTCCGGGTGGTTGTCTCTCTATAAGAATTGTATCGGCTGCTTCAAATATATATTTGTGTGCGTCTACAAATAAAGGAATGAGATCAACAATGTCATTTGAGTAGATGTATTTATAATCTTCCAGACTCACTTTCTTTATAAACTCCACTTCAATTTTAGGACCTTTACCAGCTTCAGCAAGAACAAGA